ATCATTAACGCCATCTGTTTTTACTTTTGTTAATGCCATTATGCTGCTATCTCCATTGCTGTAATTGTTGAAATGCCTCTTCCATGCCCATGATGGTTTGTATCACCAGCAGTTCTATTTAGAAACATAGTCCTCGTTAGTCCAGATGTATGACGCAATGCAATATTGTAATTTCTGCTATTTGTATCAGCAGCAGACACTTGAGCTATCATCGTCATAGTTCTACCACCAGTGTTATCTGTTTGATTATCTTGTTGAGCAGTAATTCTAAACCTACTTCCAGCTGCATCACCTACAGTTCCAGATATATCAGCACCATCTCGTTCAAATCTGAATTGATACCATTGCCCAGATCCTTCAGACCAATAAATTTGTGCTATTAATAATATTTTATTACTGGCTGAAGAAGGAGTAATTGTGGCTCTTAAACTTGAGTCTGTATAACTCCACCAAGCCTGACTAGCTGTTGAATTAGAAGCTGTATCAGTTTTTGCTTGTGAAACAACTTGCAGAATTTTACCAAAACTACTGTTAGTTGTAAGAGTTGGTATGTTTACACTTCCGTCACTAGCTAAAACAATATTGTTAGAACTGGAGGAAGCATGTTTTAAATTTGTTGCGTTTAATGTTGCCATTAGCCTGCTACCTCCTGAACTGTAATACTAGACGCACATCTATTTCTGTCATCAGTGTCATTATCTACATATGATCTATTTATATACATACTTTCTCCACTAGAAGCATATGTTTGAGTCCATTGAATCTTGTATGTTGTTGCTGATGTCGTAGATGGTGAATCTAAAAATATTGCTGTTTCAGATTGCATATCATATTTAGCATCATCAGTTAAACGAACACCACCTGTTGCTTGTGTTCTTGAACCAGCCGAATCACCAACATAAATTACAGTACTTCCTCTCATTAATCTATAAGTTATATTTCTGTTGGTATTTGTACTAAGACGCATATCAACCATAACTAAAATTTTTGAGCTAGTACTCGCTGGTGTAATAGTGACGCTCATGCCTGATATATCTTCAAAACTATTAACATTATTAGTACTTGCTACATCAGTCTTTACTGTTTGTAAAACCTGTAAAATATTACCAGCTCTCCCTAATGTGTCCAGCGTAGCTGACGCTGTACCTGGCACAGTTAAATCAATAGCTGCATTACCAGTTGTACTAGCTGGTCCTTTGATAGCAACTGTACCTCCACCGCTGTCTGCGGTTAGTTTTAATTGGCTCATGCTGCTATCTCCAATAATTGAATAAATGAAGGATTGTTTGCACCATTGTTTTGAGCCCTATATTGTAAACCGTAGTTACTTGTGTAAGTTCCAGCCTGAACTCGATAATTGATAGCTTGACCTAATGAATATGATGGGCTGTCTAATTTTGTTAGTGTGGTCATTCTGTTAGATTGTCTATTTGTCGGCCACGACCCACCTAGATACATTTCATAGACAATGTTGCTGTAAGAACCACTTGCAACACTTCTTTGTAAAGAAATATTTATTACGCAACTTGGATCACTATTTACTTGATACTTACCTGATTGGTTTGCGATAACTAAAATTTTACTGTTTGCTTTTGTAGGTGTAATACTTCCGGCTAGTCCAGTATTTGCAGTTCCACCACTTATAGATACTGCTGAAGCATAAGTGTTTTCTACAACTTGAAGAATCTTACCTCCATCTGGTATTACACCACTTGCTATATCGGCACTTTGTATACATCCGTCTGGTAAACCACCAGCCGATATACCGGTCACTGTGCCAGACCCGCTTATTGTAATAGGCATAATTTATACGATTGTCCAGTTTTCTCCAGTACCGATTGTTACGGCGATACCATTGTTAATAGTTATTGGTCCGGCAGACATGGCGTTCTTGTTATTACTAATCGTGTAATTGGTCGTTACCGTTTGTCCGTTCTCCCAGAAAATTTCGTCACTTCCTCCACCAGTACAACTAGGAGGTAAACCTGTTAAGTTAGCTCCGCTTACTGCTGGTAAAGTCGAAGGAAATCTTGCATCAGGAATAGTTCCAGATGTTAGGTTGCTTGCACTTAACTGAGTTAAATCAGGATTAGGTACGGCAGCCCAAGTTAATCCGCCTGTGTTTCCAGATTGAGCTTGTAAATAATATCCATTTGTAGGAGCGTTACTTACCTGTAGTCTTTGTTCGTCTACTGCATCTCCGGCTATCTTTGCCTGAGTTATTGTGTTATCAGCTGGTGTATTTATCTGTGTAGCTGAACCTTGTTTAGTTATAAATAAACTTGAACCACTAGCTGGTGGGTCACAGAATCTAATTCCATTTGTACCATCTAGATAATATCCTTCTTCAGTACCACTGAAACTACCATCATTAGGTTTTTGAATAACACCATTTAAAACTACAAGTAATTGAGATGCTTGACTAATATCAGCATTACTTGCACCTTCAAATAAATCAAACCTATCGTTACTACCATTAAATGTTGGACCGCTACCATTGTGTGCTTGTCCGTTATCTTTAATACCTAATATTTTAAATTCACCTGTTGATGTAACCTGACCCCATGCGGAACCATCGTACACAAACATTTTATTAGCAGTAGTATCGAAATATAAATCACCTTCATCATTATTAGATGATGGAGCAGAAGTAGCTATTCTGTATCTACTGTTAAAGTCATTAATATCGTCAGATAACTGAACAACATCAGATTCTTTAACAAATAATTTATGGTAGTTATAGATATTACTTGAACCTGTTGAACTGACCATTAAGCCAGTACCAGCTACTAAAGTTTCTGAATTTAAAGCTGTTGGCGCATTATTAATAGTTACTGTCGCACCGCCAAGAGTTCGTCCAGTTGTACTTGAACCTGAGCCATTAAATACTACTCCGCCTGCATCTGTAATAGATATAACTACACCAGATGCTGGTTGTGTATTAGGAAAGCTTACTTCATTAGCTATGACTTCTAGTCCACCAATTGGTGCTAGTTGGGAAGACACATAATCAACGACAGCTCCAGAAGTAGGTAGATGTGAATCACTATCAGTAATAGTTGTTTGTTCACAACCAATCATTCCTATTTCCACAGCATTATTAGCTATGGTCACTACACCCGCGTTGTTTAAAGTTACGTCACCACTAAGACTTGTAGCTGTTGGTACATTACTAGCATTACCAATTAAGACTTGGCTAGATGTTACGTCAGCTAATTTACTATGAGCTATATCTGCATCAGCAGCTATATGTGTATTGCTTAAAGGAGAACCAGCAATAAGAGTTTTAATTTCAGATACTGTCTGATCTGCGGTAGCTCCGGTTTCTATGCCATTAAGCTTAGTATGATCAGCATCAGTAAATACATTACTATCGGAAGCACTTTCTACAAGAGTTCTTATTTCTGCCGCAGTTTGATCTGCTGTGGCTCCAGTTTCAATTCCTCCTAATTTTGTGAAATTAGCCGCAGACATAGTTCCGGAATTAGATCCAGAAGATGCCTGTATTTTTGAACCGTCAATTGCTGCTGACGAATTGATATCAGCATTTACAATCGTATTGTTTTCGATTTTGGTACTGTTTACAGCACCGTCTTTTATATCAGTTGTCCTTATTTGTTGGGTCTGTGCTTCTTGAGTTGAATATAAAACCTGTGTTTGGTTGTTATTTAAATCAACAGCACGTATTGAAGATCCCGCTGCATAAGTTGCTTGAGGAGTATCAACATTAGTATTTCTATAAATATGTACATTGACACCGCTTCCAGGAGCTGAGTTAAAGACAATATTTGTATTAGAAATGGTGTAGTCATTATTTGTTTGACCACTTGAATTTTCAGTTTTTAATACGTTGTCGAGTTCAACTTTGACATCGACATTTGCTAAATATGGAAATGTAAAGGCAAAGGTTGTGGTGGAACCATTGCCTGTATAAAAATGTTCAGTTGTCGCCATTTGTTATTACAAACGATTATTGAATTGGCGAGTGGATTATCTGTAGGGCAGTAATAAATCAGAAGGATTTGATTCTGCGTTTTGATATGTATAGTTTCTTGTTGTGTTTAATGAAGTTTCATTCTGTATATTGATTCTCTTATCTTCTGCATATAGTTCTAATGCTTCAGGATGATTACGTACTTCTGCCCAAGCTTTCTTTCTGGCTTCCATAAATAATGCATGAATCATTTTGTTGTGAACATATGCTGTCATTGGATTTATTTCTTTTTTACCAGCTCTTAGATCAGCTTGCATTTTTTCAATAGATGCAATAACTTTTGGATTTTTAGCAAGTTTATTTAACTCAGCTTCTAAGTTTTGATCACCTATAGCTTTCATAAATAAAGATCTAAGATTTGCATTATCACTAAGATCTATTCCATCTGGGGATGAGTAGGTTGACATTCTCATGTCATAACCACTATTAAATAAAAGTTTTCTACCTTCACTTTGATCTAGATTTATAGTGAAAGGACTAAACATATTAAACATACGAGTTGGAAAATCCCAATCTTTGATTGGTTGTCCATTTAACATGTCGTACTTAGTAGGAAGTTCATTAATAGCCAAATGTTCTGATATTAAGTTTCTGTTTCTAATAGACTCAATGATTCCAGAATTTAATTCTTTCATATAAGGATTAAATACTTTACCTAATTCATTTCTCAATGAAGAAAGAGGTATTTGATTATTAATTAATCCAGAAATAATTCTTTCCCATGAACCAGCTTGACCTCCAAATAAATCTACAAACTGTTGAATACCAGCTAAATAAGATTTACTAGATATACCTTGAGCAACAACTAATGCTAGTTTCTGGAATTGATCTTCTGTCCACTCTTCTCCCATTAATTGGCTGTAATCACCAATATCAGCAATAGTCGAAAGTATTAAGTTAAATGGTTCAAATGAATCATAACCAACTTGTACTCCGCCAATAGTTATAGTTCTTGGTTTATATCCGGCATCAATCCATGCTTGTCTTTTTTGTCTATCAGCTGGTCCATTACCAGTAAGACCACCATTCATAAAGTGAAGTGCAGCCATAGAAATAACAGAGCTACCAATAGCTAATCTTCCGACTTGTAATGCTTTTGCATTAGCTAAATCTTGTGCTGTTTCAATTCCGTATCTTTGTAAACCAGCAAGGTTACTAGGATCAGCAAAAGCTATATCATTCCATTCCTTAACTAAAAAGTTAAAACCTGGAGTATGTTTAGCAGTTAGAGATAAACCGTTTACACCTGTTCTTGCAAACAAGAAGAATGGTTTAGCCCATGGAGCTGCTTCAAATACTTCATTTAAACCTTTAGAAAATCCAGTCAAGTCAGTTGTTAATGTAGCTTCTTTCTTAGCAAACAAAGTTGCAGCTTCTGTAATATTTCCGTCAGCATCTGTTATCTGTGCATAAAATCTATCTTGTGCATTCTTTAAAAGATCTGGAGTTATTTCAGTAATATAACCTTTGTTTAATTGCTCCATTGCTTCGCGCATTGCCTTTTCTTTGGCTCTTGATCTAGCTAATAAAAAACCAAAGGTATCATCAGTGGCAGCCATTATCTTTGTTGAATAAGTAAGAAACTTATTGTCATTCAAAGCTCTAGCCTGATTAGCTAAAAAATATGCAGCTTTATCTCCAACACTTGCATTACCACTATTTTCTATCCAGTCACCAAGCATTGCCCATTGTTCATCGCCTTTGGTTACTTGATTAAATCTAGTTTTAATAGTTGATATATCTCCTGACCAGTAAGAATTTAATTTAGTACTAAATACTTTCCAAGCTTCTGGAATAGATTCCATCATTCCACTCATTGCTGCTAAAGCAGATCTTTGTGTGGCTTTATCTCCGGTAAGAGTAGCACCAATAACTTGTGAAAAAGGTCTTAAGAACGTAGCAGTTCCTGTACCCATAATTGCTCTTACTGAAGTTTTAGGTCCACTAAGAACACTGTTAATCATTACACCCTGTAGCTCTTTTATAAGAACACCAGTTCTAACCTTTCCGTTTAACTCTCCACCTTTAAGCTTTCTCTTTATAAATGCATCAAAATCATCAAAGTTATGAATGTCATTACTCATTGAGACAGCTTCATAATATGCTCTGAATAAACTGTCATCTTGATTATCGCCAGCATATTTAAAAGCTACTTGATAAGCAAGTTTTGTTTTATCTATCTCAGCATTAACAGCATCTTTTAAAGCCTGTTTATTTGCAGGGTTACGTATATCGAGGTTTTTTAATTCCATACCTCGTGTGTATGATGCTATTTTTCTTTGGATCACTGCACCAACAAGAGTGTCATATAAAGCTTTAGCTGGACCATCTACATCTGCTAAATCAGCAATTTCAAATAGTTCTCTACCAGCAATACCATGATCTCTAGCTTTTCTAAATAACGCTCCAATAACAAAATCAGCTGCTAAAACATCAGCTGTCTGCCAAACTTTTTTACCTTTAATAGTGTCACTTCTAGCATCAAATGCAGCGAACATATCTGGGTCTATATCTTCCAAACGTTCCCTACCATTCATTACCTCATGCGCTCTTCTTATAGAGTCATAGAATTTATCTGCTAGTGATTGACCACTTTTTAATGCCTTAATCTCTGCCTGGATTCTTGCATCAGACATAAATGGCTTCATAAGTTCTACCATTTCTTTCTCTGCAATATCCGCACTTTCAGAAATGTTCTCTATCTGACGTTGAGTAAACGGACTATCAGTTGAACCATGTTGTGAACCCCAGTCAGTATCTATTTTCTGTTTTTGATAATAGACATCAGCTGGTTTACCAGTAGAGTTTGGAGATGCTTGCCATGGATCAGATATAGGTTTGTTTTTATAACCACCATATTGTCCTCTCATTGATTGAGCTTGCAATGCAGCTTTTTCATCAATCTGTGAATTGACATTTGTTTCTCTAGCAGTTGCTCGATTTACAGCATCTTCAACTCCATCTTCTACAACTTCTTGTCCAGCTTTATTTATTTTTGTTCTCTTTAAACCTTTACCTAAAGCTATACCTACACCATCGAATATCACACCAATACCCATACCTTCGACAACATTTTTCAATGTCTTCATTGCAGGGTGATCATGGTCTTTAGTTGCTAATGGTGTATCAATCATGCCGACACGATCTCGCAAAATAGCTAGACCGTTATCTTCTTGTGAATATTTAGAAATAACATCAGATACAGCACCGACTCCAGCACCTCTTACTAAACTTCCCAGTGCTGTAGTTGCAGCTGAAACACCAGCTACTTTTGCAGCTGGAATGATAGCAGCAGCCATAGAACCAAAGTGAACAAGACTCCTTAGAGCACTTCCCCACCATGTCTTAGTTTCAATTGGATTTGCATCATCTACAAACCAATCATCCCATTCTGCACCGTAGCCTTCTTCTGTTTGTTGTTCTCGTACCATCTCACCACTGAACATATCAATGGCTCTTTCAGGTAGGGTGACAATAGAGGATGCAGTATCTTGCAATCCTCCACCTATAGCAGATCGGATTTCCTTAGAAATTCCTCTTAATCCGCCACCACCTTCTTTTTCTCTAGGATCATCAAACTCAGCTTGAGCTTGTTCCTGTTGTTGTTGGAGTAAAAGTTCTTGCTCTCTTTTTTGAGCTTCAATCTTTTCATTCTCCTCATATATTTCATTGAACTCAAGTGCAGAATCCTGTATAGCTTGAGCATCAATGTCAATCTGATAATCAGAACTCATAATGCATTACCGTAGTAATTTAATTAACTTTTTTAATTGTTTCGTCAAAATCAATATCTTTGAAATTTTCTATATCTCCTTCAAATTCATTTCCTCTTCCTTTCTGTCCACTTCTAACCCATTCTTTACCATCCCAAACAAAATACCCTATAGCATTAGGAATTTTTTTCCATGCACCAAGTTCTGGATTACTTGGGTCAGCTTTAAATGTTGGTTTAAAGTAACCATCA